CATATCCACCATTGACTTCGCTGATTGCATACAGAAATTCGCCTGGGTCAGCGCCTTCACGGAAAATGACCGAGTTGATCATGCCGCGTAAATGTTCGTGACTGAGGTCCCCATAACGTCTTTCCAGTACAACTGCTTTGGCAAATTGTTTTGGTGTGACTAATAAATTAACAATGGATTCTTTAAGAGATATTCAGGATTTGATGGCTTTGCTAATGTTGTTATCGGAAAATGATCCAGACCAGTTTAAAAATATGGAAGAATTAATACACTTTGTTGAGAAATCAATACAGCATAAAATTGACTATATAAAATACATGGAAAAGTTATAAAATTAATTAACTCCGTGGTGCAGTTGGATTATAATAATAATGTCTTTATATATCTCTTTTTAAGGAAGTTATGCTGTACCACGCGTTATTAATTTTTCTTCTAAGCACGTCTATTATTATTCCAAATTCAAATACCTCAGAAGACCTTTCTCTTATGTCTTGCGATGATGATATCCAGGGTGGTGAATTAATAGAATGTGGACTTTGTTCTAATGTTGCAATTTATTTAGATATTGAGAATGGAAATGTTGTCGGGTATTGCGGTGATTGTTATGATCTTGACTTCGACTTCGAGTTTGAAGAGTTTGATGACGAGCTTGAAGATGATATTGTTACTAGTAATAAATTATCTAGTATACAAGCTGTCAGTTCGAGTAAGTAACTATTACGAAAATCTAGATAAAAATAGCCCCGTTTCTAAATAAGTAGTAGAGTAAGCAAAATATTACAAAAAGGGCACTTGAATGTTAATAAGGCAACCAGATTCACTTTTTATAGATCACTCAGCAATTAAGCGCAAAATGGACTCAGATTATAACGCCAACCAATCTATTTGGGCAGTTTGGTGGTCAGAGTCTGCTATTGATTCACGACTTGAAGCTGGTGATACTAACTTAATGGTTGAGCTTAATTCAGGTATGCCTAACAATCAAAATTCCACCTTTTACTTTAATCGTGTTAGGCCATTATTAAATATGGTCTCCGGAATGCAGCGCAAGAATAGAAAATCCACTATAGTTGTTCCATTGGAGAGCGGCGATCAACAAACTGCTGACCAATGGACCAAGATTCTCTTGCATATTTATAAGCATGAGGGAATCTATGAAACTATTTCGGAAGCATTTCACCAAGGTGCTTGTATTACAGGACTTAATTTACTACACGTTTATCTTGATTTTACTAATGATCCCCTTAATGGAGATGTTAAGGTTGATAATCTTTCTTATAACTATATTTTCCTAGATCCATATTTTAAAAAGCCAGATCTTTCTGACTGTGCATTTATATGGCGCAGATCCTATATGACTCATACTGCAGCTGCTTCACTTATGCCGCAGTATTATGATGAGATTATGGGACTTCCGGGGAATCCTACAGGAACTGGACGAGATGGAAGATTTAATTTTGCAGCTGAATCCTATGGCAAAGCTCAACAGAATTTAATTGCCTACGATGAATATTACTATCGTGATTTTAGGGATCAAGAGACTTTGGTTGATAAACAAACCGGAGAGATATTTGACGTACCAAATGGGTCAGATATTGATGTTGAACGCTTTCTTTTTGAAAATCCTTCAGTAAAACTTATTAAGAAAAAAATACCAACGGTGCGTTTAGCAATCTCAATACAGGGTAAAATATTTTACGATGGACCGCAGCCAATAGCAGGGCTTGATGATTATCCATTTGTTCCTGTTATCGGTTATTACAATCCAATGCTACCGTATATGTATAACCGCTTACAGGGAATTTCAAGATCACTTAGATCAGCACAATTCCTATTAAATCGTCGCATAATGCTCAATAGCGATTACATGGAATCCGTGGTGACTACTGGATATATATTCCGTGAATCTGCTTTAGTTGATGTTAAGCATATATTCCAAACCGGTGCTGGTAGAATGATCCCGATTAAAGACGAAGCTGGTCCATTATCTGAATCTATTATGCCGATGCCGGCGCCTCAGATTCCGCCATCGTTCTTTCAAATGCAGGATGCATATGGTCAAGAGTTCTATTTGGATTCAGGAATAACGCAAGAAACTATGGGTAGAGATTCTGATGCTAAATCAGGCATAGTTGAAATACATCGCCAGAATGCTGGACTAACTAACTTACAACCCATTTTTGATAGGCTTGATGCGGCTCAGAATAGATTGGGAAATTTAATCATGAAGATAGTTCAGGGTAATTATACGATTGGCAAAGTCAAAAAGATTCTAGAAGGCCAAGAGCCAGCTCCATTATTCTATAGCAAGGCTTTTGGAAAATATCACTGCGCTGTTGAAGCTGGATTTAATACAGAGACACAGAGACAAATGCAATTCGCTCAATTCTTACAACTACGCGAGCTTGGAGTTAATATTCCAGACGACCAAATGATTAACGCAGCTACCATACAAAATAAACAAGACTTAATTAAATCAATGCAACAACAACAGCAAATGGCTGCACAGCAAGCACAAATGCAAGCTCAAATGGCTATGCAGGAGCAACAAGCTAGAATTAAATTAACATCTTCTAGGGCGCAAGCAGACCAAGGTCTTGCGGTTGAAAGAGCTTCTAGGGTTCAAGAGAATTATGCTCTAGCTGAAGAGCGTAAAGCTCAGGCTCATAAAGATGATATTGCTTCGGTATTGGACTTTATTAAGGCTATAAAAGAATTACAGGCCATGGATCTTGAGCATGAATCTATAAACATAAGCCAATTAAATAGTATCATGACGATTCAAAATATGCTTAAGCAAATGGAATCCACCGGCTCACAAAACAACCCTCAGCCACAGAGTGGTTCTGTTGGTCAAGATAGAGGCGTAACCTTGCAGTGATGCAATTTCGATGTAGGAGTTGATATGAAAAGATATCACAACAGCAAAAAGGACCACATGGTTCGCAATGTAGTCCACGGTTCTGGACCAAGCAGAGATGGCCATCCTGGTCATGGATCTATGGTTCATGAAATGAGAGATCCATACGGAAAAACTTCTAGTTACAGAGCGGATTCAGAGATGATTTCTGAAGATCATTCTGCGCCTTGTAATTTGCCTCGTCATGTAATTGAAAAAGCATACGGTGTAGCAGGAGCTCCATTGAGCGGTCAAATTGGTAGTCTATATACTGGTGTTCAAAGACAGCTTCATCAAGATGCCGCTGAGCGCAATAGAATTACTAGACCTTCTAAGTACTAAGATCATGGCTGGTCAAATAAGGCCTGATGAAAAGTTGGCTAAATTGGCGTATAAATTGCTGGGCACTCCCAAAGATCAGCAGCAAAAGGATACGCCAAAGCCTACAGATGATCAGAAAAAAAGATGGTACGTTGATTCCCTAATGTCTCAATAGGTGATTTATGATGAAAGCATTCAAAAAAGCTGCTAAGCATGCTGAAGCTAAAATGAAAAAATCTAAGAAGAAGAAAAAAATGGCAAAAGTTATGCATGAGTTCCAAGAAGGAAAACTGCATAGCGGTTCTAAAATGGGCAAGTTAGTAACTAACCCGCGCCAAGCTGTAGCAATTGCTTACAGTGAAGCTAGAAGAGCCAAGAAAAAGACTTCTAAAAAGAAGTAACTTTCAAATAGAAAATCACTTTCTCCTTTTGTGTGATTCGAGCCTAGGGCCTTACCCCCTAGGTTTTTGTTTCTTCACCCGATTCCTTTTTTAGACTATATTGAAAACGCTTCATTTAGATATATCAGCGCGGGTTGATATTGTCTTTCCTTTTTTTCCCCCATAACCTCTCTTTATGGGGGTTAATATTGTATATGAAATAATAAGGAGTATAAATGACAAAAAAAACTTACGGGCAGGCGGTGTTTGAGCATCATGCAAAGCAATTAACTTTGGAGGATGATGTTATAGAATATCGTAGGTTAATGGAAAATGATGTATTAGATAAAATATATAAGGCTATAGAGCAAGCGAAAAGTCATCATTTATATACCAATAGAGACTTTTATATAGATCTGCGTTGGATGGTTGAGCATATAGGCCAAGCCTTTAAGCCAATTCCTATTGTTAAGCGGGCATGCCCAACACCTACTACACAACAGACAGTTATGAAATATCATCATAAATCCGGTGTAATAGAATGGCTTTGGACGTTACCTACGCCTATCACATATTATGGCATATTAAATAATCTAAATAAGTTTTTAGAAGATAAAGAAACCCAGCAGTCTGCGCAATTTTGCCATTTACACCATTCAGGGGAACTATTAAAATGGGTTATCAAAGAGAACGGCGAAAAACCCGATGCATTAATAACAATTAAAAAGGATTTATAATGATGGATGAAAATAAAATAGAGACACAAGAAGTAGTTAATCAACAAGCAGCCCCTCAACCGCAAGAAGAAACACAAAAAGAATATAATATGCGTGTTATGCGTCAAAAGATGGCTGAAGCTGATGCTAGAGCTGCGGCCGCTGAGCAAAGATTAATGGAGCTTGAAAAAAATCTTAGATCTCAACAACAACCACAACAATATGAGACCCAAGATGCTGATGACTTTAATATTGAAGATGATGGATACCCTGATAACAAAATACTCAAAAAAATGTACTCCAAGTTCAATAAAGAAGTCCAAAAAACTAAAGAAGAACTCGCACAATATAAAGCTAGATCAGAATCAGAATCAGCTGAATTAAGGCTCAAGGCGCAATATTCTGATTTCGACCAAGTAGTTAGCGAAGAGAATATAAAAAGATTGGCTATAATGGAACCTGAGATGTATAACTCACTACGCTATAACCCCGATCTTTATGGAAAAGGCAAGACAGCATATAATCTAATTAAAAAGTTTGAGCTTTATGATAAATACGAAGCAGTTGATAGAAAAATAGATGCAAATATAGCAAAACCAAAGAATCCATCTACTGTAAGTCCCCAAAATGCTGAAACTCCATTAACTAAAGTTGGTGACTACGCTCGTAGAACGCTTACTAAAGAGCAAAAAGAGTTCTACCAAAGACAGGTTGATGAAGCTAAGAAGAATAGGTTTTAAAAATGACAGTGCATGAAAAAATAGAATATAATATTCAACAAATAGAAAAAGAGCACGAACAAATGCGCTCTTTTATAAAGAAATTTATACCTGGAAAGCGCCAATCACTAAGAGAATATAGATTGTATAGATGGCGATTGATGTGCCTGCAAAGCTATATCAATAAATAATTTGGGGCGTCGGATTATTACCATTTAGCTAAATAATGTTTTGGAATTCTTCCAGATTCTATTTGATCTTTTAAAGCTCTATAAGCTGCCGGTGTTCCTACATTTTTTAATGCATAAAATAAATGTGTATGAAAAGCAGGGCTACTCATTGCACCCATTGATGCAAATTGTTCCGCAATTTTATCGCAAGCGCGGCATATTTGGCAATATTCGCGATCCTCAATTGGATTAGATAATATATAAGTTGATGATAATAAGATTGTGCATAGTAATATTAATTTTTTCATAAGGTTTCCTTTATTCGTTTATAATTATTATTAATTAAACTACAAGATTAATTAAGCATATGCAAATGGCTGCTAGATATCGCTGGTGAACCTAGAAAAACTCGGAAACTAAAAATTTCCGGGTTTATTTTTTTTGTTATATACTACTGGTGTCCGTAAGTGCTTCGACAACACAGACGTATCGAGATTCGTCACCTCATCGGCCGTAATGACGTTCGCCGAGTCAGGGCAGTAATTAAGATATCGCCCGATCTTAAATGTATTTTCAGAGTTTTACATTTATGTTTTAAGGATAGTTATGATAACTACACCAACAACTCTACCAGCGCCTAAGAATGCATGGGCGAATTAAATTTTCTCTGATAGACTTGGAAGCCTTAGCGTAAAGACGAAGGTAACAAGGGGCAAGATTATGACAAGATATATTTGTAATAATTGTTTAGCATGTTTAGAGCAATATAAATATGAATTTGAATACAGAAATACAAGAAAAATGTGGATTGGATTCAGGAATTGTATAAAGAAAAATAGTCCATTTAAAGATACTTGTATTAATGATTTTATAAACTTTATTACGAAACATGAATATCGTAATCAGCCTGAACGACTAAGTGAGAAAACATCGAAAGATGATGCGATAGTCTGATCTCTATTGAAATATAGAGAGAGAAATTCGAAGAAGTTTCCCCGCCAACCCGTGACATTTTGTCACGGCCTGAGTTGTCTATTAAATGTCGACAACTTGTAGACAGTTGGTCAGTAAGGATTCATCATCCTGAAAGTAACAGTGTTTGGTGCAGCAAACTTTTGATGACGTACTATTGTCAGTAAGAACTCCGAATCTTATTCATAAATTAGGTGCGGAGTATAAGAGATTGCCAGCTAAGGGTGGTAGAACATTGCGTATGGCAAGATATGATAGATTGCCTACAGCTCCTGTACCTCTTGGGCCCTCCGGAGCAACTCCTCCTGCGACTCCTTTGAATCGTGTGGATATTGATGCTACTATGTCTTTTTATGGATTATATGTAGCAATCAACCAACAGGTTACTCTACAAAACCAAGATCCGGTTCTTAATGAAACTGCCGAATTACTTGGTCTTTCAATGCGTATGACAGAAGACCAACTTACCAGAGACATGTTGGCAGGAACTGCTGGTATAATCAATGGTACAGGCGGTAATAACGGAGACTCTCCAACCGACTTGGCTCTTTCTGATATCGACCAAGTTACTTCAGTTCTTTTAAGCAATGATGCCTGGATGATCTTAAGTAAACAAGGTGGAGAAGATAAATTTGGAACTGGCCCTGTAAGAGATGCATATCTAGCACTTGGACATACCAACTTATCTAAAGACTTAAACAACTTAAATGGATTCATTTCTAAATGGAATTATCCAAATAATAATGAAGTCTTAGAATCAGAATGGGGTAGCGTAAATAATACTCGCTGGATGCTTTCATCTGTGGGATCAGTTACTCCAAATGCATCAGCTTTGGGTAATGATGTTTACAACGTATTTATACAAGGTATGGAAGCACTTGCTTGCGTAGAGCAAGATAACTATAGTGCTAGATTCTTATATAGACCACCTGAATTCTCAGATCCATTATTTCAAAATGTAACTTTAGGTTATGTTTTTGCAGAAGTTCCTCGCATCCTGAATGACTTGTGGGTAATCAATTACCGCGTAACCCTAAGATAAGGAGAGATAATGAGCGTAGTTTTTACTGGTACTTTGCAAGGTACCTTTACATCTAACGGAACTGCACATGTATTACAATTGCCTACAGGCGTTGATTACATTCGTGTTTATAATTTAACAGTATCTTATGCTGCTGGTGCCGGAACTGGCGCTGAGTTTTATTGGCAACGTGGGATGACCCAAGGCCAAGGTACTGAATATAAAAAGACAGCGGCTACAAATGCTCTTCAAGTAGGGCAAATTGCAGCAAATGCTGGATTCTATTTAATAGATTCTTCAGTTAATATTCCTGGACCATCTTTGGCATTAACAGGTATTACTGGCGGAACACCTCCAGTTGTTAATACAGCTAATACTACTTCCCTAAATCCGGGAGATATTGTTAGAATATTTAATACTGCGGGAGCACAACAATTTGGTGGAATCGACTTTACTGTTGGAACCATTGTTCCTGCTACTAGCTTCCAATTGGCATACGGACCTACAATTGTAGCGGCTGTACCTGGAGCTGGTACATTCCGTCGAATACCGTTCGATCCGATTTATTATCCACGTCGACGAATTATTTCTTCGATATCTCAAGCGACACAAGCAATTGTTAAATTCACAGTGACCCATGGATATACAATAGGACAAGTACTTGAATTCCATGTGCCTACAGTTACGGCTGCTGCATTTGGTATGACTGAACTTAATAATGTTCAAGCAACAATTGTGGATGTTAGTTTGGCTAATAACACAGTAACAATAGATCTTGATACAACTGGATTCACTGCGTTTGCATGGCCACTTACAGCTGACGGGGCATTTACCCCCGCTCACGTTGTTCCGGTTGGTGAAAACACAGCTGAAGCACTAACTCAGAATGTTAATATTCTTGGTGATGCAACCATTAATACAGGCTACTTCGGTCTTCAATTAATGGCTGGTGTTGATAGTCCTGCTGGAGTAAACAATGACTCAATTTATTGGGTTGCTGGTAAATCCTTTAGCAATACTGTTGAATAATTAAGTTTATTGAAGGGGAGTTAATTCTCCCCTTTTAAAAAGGATCGATAATGGAAATAAAATCTGGATTGCGTAATGCAACATATGTAAAAAATAAACCAAAGATAACTCCTGCTGAGCTAAAAAAACAAATAGCTCGCCAGAGAGACAAAGACAGAGAGATGGTTACTGGGATATTCCAGAACTTAGAAACACCGCGTGGCGGCCTTGTATTTCCTTACAAGATGTATGCAGATGATCCTATTGAGATCTATGATCTTCAAGATGGAGAAAGATATCAAATACCTAGGGGTGTGGCAAAGCACTTAAATAATAATTGTTGGTATCCTGAATATAAGCATATGCAAGGACAAGAAAAGTTCGGTAGCCAGGGAATAAGACATGCCGCACATGATGGTAGGACACAAGCCCCAAGTTGGTCTATAATGACAAAGGTTCATAGATTTAGATTTAATAGAATAGATTTCGATGATGATTATGAAACCAACCAAGCAGATATTGCACAGGTTACATATGCACCTGATGTTATAGCTCCTAATTCTATAAGAGGTTAAATTATGCCTATTGATGCGCGCTTTTATGCCATTCCATTTCCCACTTATCAGCCAGCTATGCGCTGTATTCTCACCATTACCCAAAGCAATCCAGTTGTCATCACTACTACATATGATGGTCTAAACCCTGGCGCGCATCAATATGGAACCGGAATGATTGTAAGATTAGATATCCCAAATGGTTGGGGTATGGAGTTATTAAATAAGTTTAAAAGCGAAATAACGGTGATCAATGATACCCAATTCTCCATGCCAATCGATACTACTAATTTTGATGCTTTCGTTGTTCCTCCTATTAATCCTGGACATTTTTCTACACCGCCCCAAGTAACTCCAATTGGTGAGAGAAATGATTTATTAGAATTTGCTACACAAAATGTGCTTCCCTATCCATAATTTGTGGTATATTGAATAAAAATTTATCAGGAGATAATAATGGCTGTAACAACGCTAACAGAAATTAGAAAAAAATTTAGAAAGTTAACAAGGACCCCAGATCCAAATCAGATCTCAGATGCTGATATAGATCAGTATGTAAACACTTTTGTTCTTTATGATATACCTTCAGAGCTTAGGTTCTTTAATCTACGTACTAATCTAACTTTCTATACGCAGCCAAATATTGATCTCTATGAAACTAATACAACTAACCCACTAGATCCACTTTATAATTTCAAAAATAAATATATTGCAGTACATGAGCCAGTATTTATAGCGGGTATTCAGGCATATTATACACAGTTTAGAAATTCGTTTTATGCATATTTTCCACAGACTAATTACATTAATGATTTCGATTTCTTTGCTGACGGAACCACGGGACCATTTACTGGAACATTACCTTCCGTTCCTATGCTACAAAACTATGTTACTATAAGCACATTGAACGCAGCAGGAACTGCGATGATTTTAGTGGATTTCCCACAGGATAACGTGACTGGTATATTAGCGCAGCCGAATGATTCTGGAAATCCCTTGGGGACAATAAATTATATAACTGGAGCATTTTCATTAACTTTCCCTGCAGCTACAGTTGCTCAGACTCCAATAATTTTTGAAACTATACCTTATCAGGCTGGAAAGTCTTATGCAATGTTATATTATGATGACCAATTTATTATAAGGCCGGTTCCCGATAAGGTTTATTCTGTACAAATAGAGGTGGATGTAAGGCCAACCGAATTATTATCAACAAGCCAGTCTCCAGATCTTGAACAATGGTGGCAAATGATTGCCATTGGGGCGGCTATAAAATTATTCCAAGATAGAATGGATATGGATAGCGTTAATCTATTGTTTCCTGAATTCCAGAGACAGATGCGCATGGCCTTAAGGACTACATTAACTCAACAAGTAAACATGAGAACTCAGACAATATTTACCCAAAATCAATGGGGAATTGGCGGATGGGGCTTTTGGGGCCAATGGCCTTATTAAGGAGATAACATGGCATTTGATCGCTTTATGATTGCCCCTTTAGACACAGGCTCTGGTTTACAAACTAACTTTAGACCTTGGTTAATACCAGACCAAGCGTTCGCACAATTAAATAATGCTTATGTATTTCGTGGCCGAGTTAGAAAGAGATTTGGCTCTACATTGCTTACTGGAGATCCGCTAACTTCTAGATTTAGGATTAATGTTGGAACTACTAATGGCTCTGGCAATATCCTGACGGTTCTTCCAGGTACAGAATTTCATATAGGTCAATTAATATCGATAGGTACTGCGTTATTTACGGTAACCGCTCTAGGCATTCCCGCAAATTTATTAAGAAGTGACGGTGTCGTCGCTACCGCTACTTTAAATACAACTACTGGAGCATTAATAATTAATGGCGCAGCCGCCGCGACGGATGTATTTTTCTATCCTGCACTTCCGGTGATGGGGCTGTCTCTTTACGAATTCGATGTTGTTTTTCCAGAAGTTTCTATAGGATTTGATACAGAATTTGCCTATCAATTAGCCGTAGGTGGGGGAGCTTGGCTTAGAGCTGGAACCGCTGTTTGGACAGGTACCGATAGTGATTACTTTTGGACTTGGAATTGGCGCGGTGTATCTGCTAACAGCAATCTATTATTTGCAACTAATTATAATATTCTTACTCCTGATCCAATAAGATATTGGGACGGAGCTACTTGGACAGATTTAACTCCTGCATTTAATTCTGCTGGAGATACAATAAGAACCTGTCAAATGATGGTCGGGTTTAAAAATAGGCTTTTATTTATAGGAACCTTAGAGAGAATATCCGGTACTGACACTATATTTCAAAATAGATTAAGATTCTCTCAAAACGGATCACCATTACAATCGGATGCCTGGCGTGAAGATATTCCGGGAAAAGGTGGTTTTATAGATTGTAGTACCCAGGAAACAGTTGTGACATGCACTTTAGTTCGCGATAGGCTCATTGTTTATTTTGAAACAAGTGTTTGGGAAGTGGTTTATACAAACAACGAAATATTGCCATTTAGATGGCAACAATTAAATGTTGAACTGGGTGCATTTTCTAGATTTAGCCATATTCCAATTGAGGAAGCAGTAATAGCCCAAGGAGAAACTGGGATACATGTATGTAATGGCGTAAATGTTAAAAGAATAGATCAATTAATACCTGATGTTATATTCCAGGTACCCGTTACAGGAATCCCACAAAAGATATATGGGGTCCGAGATTATCAATTAGAAACAGTCTATTGGTCTATGCCGGTGCAGAATCAATGGAACTTCTGTAATAAAGTATTAGTTTTCAACTATAAAACAGGAACATGGGCCTTTAATGATGATTCATTCACCGCTTTTGGATATTTTGAAGATTCTCAAAATGTTATGGCTGGGAATCAAGAAGGTTATACTTTTAATATTCTAGCCGATGTTTATAGAAATGCACCGTCACTACAAATCACAAACATAACTTATGTTTCACCAACGGCAACACTAGTTGTTATAGATCATAATCTAATTGTAGGTGATTATATATTAATAGAAAATGCCTTAGGAATAACAACTTTTAATAATAATATATATCAAGTTGTGACCACTCCGAATAAAGATACACTAACTATAACAGCACTCGGAGTAACCGGTACTTATTTAGGTGGCGGAACAATAGCTAGAGTATCTAGAATAGATATATTCACAAAGCAATATAACTTCTATGTAGAAGAAGACCGCAACGCCGCATTACAAAAAACAGATTTCTTTATTACCAGAACAGACGCAGCAGAGATATCTATAGATTATTTCGTAGGATCATCTACAACATCGCTCGTCGCTGGAGGGGTTACTACAGGATCTATAATAGGAACATCGGTATTAAATACTGCTGCATATGCCTTATATCCTTATGAATTAACCCAGGCTCGGTTATGGCATCCAACATATCAACAGGCTGATGGAGAATCTATTCAGTTAAGAATATATTTGAGTAATGCGGAAATGATAATTCCCGCTATATCTTTGAGCAATTTCGAATTGCATGCAATGACGTTTTACTGCACGCCTACAGCGAGTAGATTGCAATAATTCTCTTGAAAT